CCATTAGCTAATGATAGAAGTATTGGTCGGTTGTATGATACCTATGTTTATTACAATCGATACATTACCGGAGTACAAGGAATGTATGGAAGTGGCTTCTAAAGTCGAATATGTGTTAGAACATACAGACCTTGTACAAAGGTACTTTCAAGAGGACGACATCTTGCAGGCACTAAATGTAATTTACTGTGAAAGTTCAGGAATACCTGATGCAGTAGGCGAGAACACAAATGGTACTGCAGATGTTGGACTCTGGCAATTCAATGATAATACATGGGCTTGGTTAAAACCTAAGCTTGGTATAATTAGTAATAGAACTAATAAAGAAGTATCTACAGCAGTGGCTTCTTGGTTAGTCTACAATGATGGATGGCATCATTGGAACAGTAGTAAACACTGCTGGAAGGGATATAAAAATGAAATGTTGTGGTTACAAACTAGAGAAAGTATGCGTAGTAACTGACCAAGTTTACTGTGATTACTGTGAGAAAGTATGGGGTCACATAGATGAGTTTATTTAATAATGCAAGAAAAAATATTAATGATATTCGTAACTTACAATGTGATATATGTGGTAAAGCATACTTCACTAATTTTACAAGAATTAAATATTGTGACGAATGTATTGATGATTTAGAAAAGGAGTTAGAAAATGGCATCCCAGAAAATTGATATAAACAAAATAAATATATTTAACAATCCTAAGTTTATGAAAGTATGGGCAAAACAATTTGACCAAGCATGTGGTAGTGATGTGTTTAACGTACCACCAGACATGGCAAAGCTTAGGTTTTTAATGGATAAATTTGTTGTAGATTATAACTTTCATCTAGAACAATTAGAGGAGGAATAATGAATAAAACTTATAAAATACTTGTAAGATTTGATGCTGAAGATTGGGATGACGCTGTTAGCGTTTGTAGAAAATATGTATATAAAAGATTGGATATCAGAAATGGAGGAAGAATAATGCATAAAGGAGGAATAATGCAAACTAAATTTGCATCTAAAGAAGCTATATACCACATTACACCTGATAAATCTACACAACGATTTAGAAGTTGGATAAATAAAAAAATAAAATTAGCTGCAAGTCTAGATAAATTTGGAGGTAAACGTTTACTAGGAGTAACAGATAATAATACACCTATATGGGTTAGCTATAGTATTGACAGAAAAACATTGACATGTGACATAACACTATCTCATTCAATGAATACTATACGTAAATCTAAGTTATGTCCTAGACGTATTACTGTAGCTACAGGTGAAAACTTTACGTTGATAGACAATGCTATGCGACCAACAAGTAAACCTGACCATGGTGAAGTAACACAACGTACATTAGATTACATAGAAAAACTAATGTCATGTAATGAATCAAAGATATATTATGAAGATAATAAATGTACAACAGGAATGTTTATGAAGATATCTAATACAATATACGAAGGTTCACCAGAAAACTTACGAGTTAGATGGACTGATATAATGAAAGCCTGGAATTTACCAAAAGGAAAGTATTTTAATATCTAATGAATAACTTGTCACAAATGCGTGAAGAAGCTCTTAAAAGGGCTGGAGGACGCTGTGAATGGGCATATTGTAACGATAATAAATGGTTAGAGCTAGCACATATACAAGGTATAGGTATGGGTGGTAGTAAGTCACGTAAGTTTGATATGAATAATGTAGCTATCTTATGTAAATGGCACCATGATATATATGATGGTAGGCAATCTAGTGGACATAGTAAAGCCTACAGAGATTTACTTAAAGGTTTTTTAAAAAGAGAATTTAACGATTAAAAAGTCTTAGCGACCTAGTTTATTTCTAGCTATTTTTAGTGCGTCTTTAGAGTTAACACCATAAAGTTTTACTTTTTGACCAGTAACTTTACCTTTCATAAGCTTGCTATATTGTTTATCAAATTGTGATTCTATTTTACGATAACCTGCAGCTTTTTCTCTAGCCCATTTTTCATCACCAAATATATCTACATAACTACTATTAGCTATAGCTTTAGCATAACCTTCATATTGAATAGCTTTAGATTCAGCTTTTTTAGTAAGATACTTAGCTTGACTTTGTCTACGTTTTAATTCTTGTTGACCAAGTCCAGCATAACCTTGACCTGTAGCTTGAAGAGTAGCTATTTTTTCTAAATATTGTTGTTTAGTTTTAGCCATTATGGATTTAACTTAGTACCTTGATTAGAAGAATTTCTATCTTGCCATACAGGTAATGTAGGTGGAAATTTTTTTTGGATTTGTCTTAATTGTTTACCTCTTTTAGTTTCTAAAGGAGAAATTTTACCACCATCTAATGCATGAGTATCACCTCTACCTGCAATAGTTCTACGATAATCTTTACGGTCAGGACTATTAAGTTTTGTACGCATTTCTCTAATACGTGCAACATATTCTTCAGGTCCTCTTTTAATTGATTGTTTTGCTTTAGGCATTACTTACTCACTTTCTTAACAGGTTTAGCTAATTGTTTTTTAGCAAACTCTTTAATTACTACTAAAGCTGCAGACGCACCTGATATTGCAGCTAACTGTACTGTATCAGCATCTACACCAACTAAT